CTCAGATCAAATTGAAAGAAAGAGTGAGTTCCAAAGCTAAGCCTCTGCAGACTATAGTCATACATTCGGATGACTATTTGTTTGAACATGGACCTTACGGCATTTATTTTCTCAAAACCCTCATGAAATACAAACCAGACCATTGGTGCTTTTATGCAGAAATGACCCCGGAGGACTTGGAAAAATGGATGAGGTCGCAATTCGGTTTGACAGAAAAATTTCATATGTCTGATATGTCCGCCCAAGATCGCAGTATGACCGGATGGGCTGTTCGCGTTTTAAAACGCGCCATGGAACGTTTCTCTTTCCCCAAGCCTTTTATTGAAGGTTTTGTTAAAGAAAAGATGTCGAAAACCGTCAAGAACAAAGTGTTGAAGACTATGACCAATTCAGGCGAGATATGGACTTTCATCATTAATACCCTTGGAACCGCTGCTCGTGAAGCTTTCATGTTTGATCTTCCACAAGGGGTTCCTATGGCTAATGGAGGTGACGATTTGGTACGACAAGCTGGTTTCAGAGAAAGTATCCGTTATCAGAAATTCAAACGACGTGACCCCTGCGTTGACAAACGATTTGATTCCCATGTTGCCGAGTTCGTTTCTTTCCGTTATTACCATGGTTATCTAGTCAAGGATCCAGTAATTTTGCTCAAGAGGTTTCTCTGCAAGGTCAGCATCGGTGATGGCTCTAAATGTGTTCAAAGCTACTTTTTGTTGTGGGCAGAGAATTACATCAAACGCGACTACCTCTTTGATGTTTTTAATGAGGAAGAAATGGAAGCACATGCCATCCTCACAAGGCTTTTCCTGAACCTTCATAAATTGAAATTGCGAGTACCCAAGCATTTCTATGATTTACTAAAAAGAGTGCCGGACGAAGGTGCGTCTACACGACGTTTGGGCGATTATCAAGATGACAGATCTCGTGGACAACACACAAGCGTTGAAAGTGGACAGTTCTGCCCCGATGGAACGTGGGATAGTTTCAGTCGGGACAGTCACGGACGTAGTTTACAAACATATTTCTGGGAAGGGTTCGATGGAAATTAACTCCATTCTCGGTTCTTGGGCAGATGGTGTTGGAAAGTGTGATCTCGTTAAGTTGGAAATTGTTTATTTGGCCTCTAAATCTAAATTGTCTTTGAAATTTGGTATTTGTGAAAGTGGCTGCTCTGCGGATGTTTCATTTTTGAGCATGAAAGAGAATGGTGTCAATTACATTTCTAATGAGAAAAATTATGGAGAAAGATGTGTCAAACTGGTAGTTCCTGAATCTAATATCAGCAGACAAATCCGACCGATTTCTTCAAATCTTATGATGCTTACCATGAAATATGATATTTCTGATGGGATTGATGTGGTTTTGGCTTTTCATTTATCTGTTTCTACTATTCGCATGCACTATTTAAAATAGACAATCACCTTGATATAGCTGTCGCAGCTGAAAGTGAGAGTCAACAAATTGTTTCTGTATCACCACCTGTTACCGTGAGACGTTCATTGGATGAAGAGAGGCCCGTTCTGGAGGAACCAGATCGAATGGAGTTCTATGATGATGATATTTTGGTTTCTACTGTTTTATGGAGGAATGAGCGTTTGGATTTGGAAATCGATG